CTGGGTCTCCCCGCGGAATTAACCGCGGTTGGCCAAAATTATGAGCCTTAGATGAAGGGAAACAGCCTTAGACCCAATCAGAGATTGAGCCTGAGCCTAGTTCTAAAATGCCAGCAACTCTACTGGCAGATTGAGGTGAGTACTTTACTCTCTTCTTCAGAAAGGTCTTTCCACCCCGACGATATTCAAATCGCTGTACTGTGCGGTGCCATGTTATACCTTGGCGTGGCGCAGTATGGTAATAAGAATAGTCGGTCTCCCAGAAATTCTCAGGAGGATCGTCGCATTTACCTTGTAGACTAAGCCAGTAATACGGCCAAATCGACTTGATAAATCGACGTTTTGGAGTTTCCTTTAGGAAGTTGAAGGAGAACCATCGTGATCCATGCGAAAAGACGCAGGATACTGGTGCCCAATCAACGTACCATGCATCCAACGGAATATCCATTGGATGATCTGTCTTAATACCTGCTGTATCGGGAAAACCCGGGGGCACCCTAAAAACTCTTCCGGTCACATTCGCTATTTCAGTAAGTAACATGCGAAGTGTGCCGGGAATTTCTAAGGGATCCCAACGGCGAGTTAAGCCGTTATACACCTTGTAAAGGAAAGCAGTGTATTTAGATGGAGTAAGCCGCTGACATTCGCCCTTGAGGAAAAAGGGGCGAACATCGCACCCGCGATAAAAGTCAGCACCGCAGGACTCACGGAACGGGAAAGACACGTATGTCTTTTCCTCGTTTAGTACCAGCCCGAGATCAGGGAAAACCTGACGTACGAACCGGTGCAAACGTGAAGGGTATATAAGATCGTCTCCATATACGGAGAATATACCTTCAATTCCGCTGAGTTCACCAATCGCCTTGATAAGACAGTAAAATATCAAGGTTTCAACCGGGAATGTACAACCGTTTCCCATCGGTAAAACCGATTCAGTGTAAGCCGTAGAAATATTTCCATCACAGTCCTTGTAAAGGACACGGTGAGTGAAAGTTTTCTTAAGCGCACTGTACCACTCACGTGGTAGAACACGGTTGAGGACTCTTGTAGTCAGAGAGTCCGACGCAGCAGACAGATCAGCCGTCGCATGACTAGTGCTATTGCTGAACTGTTTAACAAGACTTCGATGCCGTTGTTGTAACTTACGGATATCGAGGCCTGATTGCCTAAGCCGTTCAGTTACCTGCTTCCCAACACCATAGCTATAAAACAAGCTTATGAGTGTGAGAGGGGTGATTGTACGGTACGTCTTCCAGGTTTTGGGAACGTTAACTAGGGTCAAGGACTCGTGTGAGAGGCGTTCGCTGTTCCAGTTAACTGGAACCTCGGCAGCCAATTTGGTCAATATAGGATCTCCTGGAAGGACATCCTGCTTGTACCAAGCTACACACTGAGAAGAGCCTGAAAACGCCTCGCCATCGGTCAACTTGTGATCGATGTATGCAAGGGCTAACGGGCATCCAATGGAGCTCTTCTTTCCGAACTCTGCAAATTGTATGGTGTCCTCAGGTGAATACTTCCCGAGAATCCGTCGCGCGATTTTTCGCGCCCGCTGTAAAACCATATACCCACGTTGGGATACTGGTTCATAAGCGGCGAGCCGCTCCTGTTCAGTGAAGTACTTTCTGAACGTTAACTCATGGAGCTGGTCGTCGGTATAGACATCATTTGCAAAGCGATACTTCTTTAATAGGGATTCAAGCTGTGCGTACCGTTTAAAACGGCCGCGCGGGATTTCGCCTCGCTCTGGGAAAACATCCCCAAAGCGAAAATCGGCTAAATTCCCGCGCAACGCATTCTCTGCCCGAAGGCAGAAGCTGGAACCCTGAGAAGATCGGAAGTCTCTTGCCAAGCTTAGCCATAGATTCACGGCTAGCTTGTCGGTATTATGTAAATACCTTGTGTTTTTTCTTTTCCTCACTGACATGGATATCTCCAATGTTAGGGTTTAGACAGTAGTCTATGCGATCGATCCGTAATTTATAAAATTTTCGGTATCGGTTTGCGATAGAAGCTGAGCTGCCTGCAGTACAAGATCTAAGATCTCTGCTGCAGTAGATTCGGGGTGAATTTCAATCTCCATTCGAACGAGATTGAAAGACGTCGAATCATCAGCCAACTTCTTCGGAATAACGATCGTTATCGATCGTTTCGCTTTCGAGTACTGTCCTGAGGCCAAGAGCGAAGGATTTCGATTACGCACCGTAATATTCGGGCGAATTGTAAAATCAGCTTCAGACACATCTGAGACATGCTTACCATTGGTTACCTCCACGCCATCTTCTGTATAAGAGATGTCGGTTCCGCCAACAACTGTTAAGCTGGTGGCATCCTGCTTGATAGTTAGACCTGAAATAGGCATATCTATCTCCTTTTGATTGCGCCCAGTACATACTGGACAATTAAAGCAGCAGAATCGATTTTCCTCGCAAGGTTAATCGTATTCCCTGCTGTAAAGAGGGGTAAACTGGGGAGGCTTTGGTTCACTGTACGATAATACTCTTCGTATTTCCAGGTTGGCTCTGTGCTAAAACTTCGCATAGGCCACCCGGCATACGTTGACGTATAACCGTGCACTTTAAACGCAACATTGCGTTCGAACTTTACACCAACGGTATTGCCAAGGACTTCAATTTCCGGTTTTGACCGGTGTGATTGAATCCAAGGCCCGATGGTAAACAGCCAATCCACAACAAAAGACAGTCGGGTTAATTCCCAAGCAGTCTCTGGCCACATCCTCGGTGATAAACCGAGTTTGTCCGCAGTAGTTTTAGGCTTACTTTGCCTATACTGCACAGAAGCATAAGCGTTCACGGAAACCTTCTTTTCTTTGGTTCCGTGAAATCTCGTGTACGCAGCGGGGACAGTAATACTTTGAGCAGAAACTTCCTCAATGTATTCGTCACTTACGCTAGCGCGTACCGAGCGAATGGTATCTGGATTGAAACCATTCCGTTCAGACTTTCTGACCAACTCCACCACATCTCCAATGAGATAGACTAAGGGCATAAGCCCATATCTAAACTCAAGCCAGGTATCTGCCGCAGTTTTCAAGGCAGTTTTCCCGGAGGAACCCTTATAGACGCCTGATTTCAGGAAGCCTAACAACTCTTTGAGTATGTTAAGATTTCGTCTATTGTCCTTCATAAGAAATTTACGAAGTGACTTAAAAGGGCTGCGGATCATGGAAATGGTCTCGGCAAGTTCGCCGAGCTCTTCTCCAAGTCCCAGATCTGGTTGTGCAAGCTTTGCATACGCTTTCTGAAGCGCACGGTCAGCTAGGCTGGATGCTCCAGCAGGTTGAGTGACATCGCGCCAATTATACACACCCGTTGCTAGATAGTTGCCAGAACTTCTCTGCAACCAACAGAACGGGGGGCTAACTGGATCGGTGTCATAGAGGCTTATCACCTCACAATCAACCGTCTCTCTATGAGCTGAATACGGATTTACTCGATATTTGCCGGGTATGAAGCTCCCGGTATCTACCGAGACCTTATCCCGGGCAAGCATTATCTCACCTGACTGAGTCAGAGGAGAAAATGTGCCAACAGGACCCTTGGAGCAATAATATAAACCTTTATTGCGTTCAAGAGACCAAGGATAGGGTGTGTACTCAATCATAGATTGACCTCCACATGAAGTTTGTGTGGATCCTTTCGTCCTCAC